TCTTCTTGGCTTTTGGCTCTAATATCACTACCGACATAAACTAGGTCGTCAACTAAAACTTCTAGGTTATATAACTTGATTGCCATTGCCAGTAAATAGTCCTTGAGCTTGATCTTTTGCAGTTTGCCTAATGGTTTCTCTATCACGCTCCATAATAGCATTAATTTCTGCTATGTTGACTTGTGCGCCATATTTAGCCATTAATTCTGCTGCTTTTAATCTAATCTGTGCTTCGGCTTCATCTCTGTTTCTATCGTCATCCATGATAATTTTCATGCGATCAGTTTCAGCATCGATGATAGCTTTCTGCGCCAAGTTCTGTGCTTTCATGGCTTCAGCCTGTGCTAGTAATTCCGCAGGGTCAGGCTTTTGTTGCTCTGGTTGGGCGGGTGGCATAGGCGGTACTTGAGTGTTAATAAAGCTATTAGCATCTTTAAACCCGGCAAGTTCTATCATGCGCGTGAGCGTGTTGGAATACTGTTGCATAGATACCAATGGATTGTTTGGTCCAAGAGTTTGCATAATTTGTTCTTGTTTACCTGCAAGTTGTGCAAGGATTGCAAACTTCTCTTCATCAGAAGATTTAGAGATAGCTACATTCACCACCATGTCTTTATCTGATTCCCAGTATCTAGGATCAACAGGAATAAATTGACCTTCAAGTCTAAAGACATCTTGTGCGTTTTGATGTTTGATAATTAAGTTATTGGTTAGTTTAAACAATTGCTTCATTCCACCTTCGGCAAAATGTCTGCAAATAATTTCTATTCGGCCTTGCGCTCCTGACATGGTAGCGGACACAGCTGCACTGGTGCTTGATTGCAAAGCATCTGCATTTAAGCCAGCAGAGGCTTTAGACACACCAGTCCTATTCTCTTTTGCTTCATCAAGGTATCCAAGAACAGGGAAAGCCTCTTTACCAGCGAAGGGTACTGTAAAGGGTTGAACCATCCCAGGGGCGCGAACTCGAATAGGCTGTCCGATATCAGTATTGAGAACATCGTCAATATTGACTTGACCTTCAACAACAGCCATACGAGGAAAGATAGAGTGTCCAAGCGAATCAAGGGTATCTCGCATAATTTGGGATTTTGCAGCTTGGATAGGCTTTAAGTAATCCGCTGGACACGAACCGATTGCAGTGTGTGGTTCAGGATCAGGGCAGAACATAGCAATGGGTAAATCATCCCATTGTTCTACATTCAACACATTAACGCCTTCACCCGCAGTACAAACTCTAATTCTTTCATCGATGCCATCGCCATCGAAGTCATAAAAAAGATAATGTTCAACATATAAAACTTCTTTCGCCCCAGTATCACTTCGGTCTGGGTATACCATGTTGTCAAATGGGTTTCTTGCCTCGATTTCATCATAGGCTTCTGGGTCAACTGCGCTTGAGCTTTGCGTTGCATATTGCTCAACTTCATCTTGGTCATAACCCATAGCAACCAAATCAGAAACAGATTTAATCATTCTGTGGGCTACATAAGATGCAGACTCAAGATCTCTAGCGTTGCGTGAAATTAAAACTTCTTCGGGTGGTATTGATTCAATACACACTTGATCTTTAGCTTTAATTCTACGAATCGTTAAATCATATTTAGCTGGAATCTCTTGGATTATTTCTTCACCAGATAATGGATCAACCTGTGTAATGGTTTCCATAGTGACAGACTCTTTAACAATCTCTACATTAGGGTCAAGCATAAGAGCTTGATAAGATTGTGGATCTAAGTCTGTGTATTCACTGGTAGATGCTGAAATAGAATCATCCCAAAAGACTTTGACAAAACCACTCTTTCTAACCAAGGCATCTTTGAACGCATCGTATAAAACTTGAAACCCGGGATTCTTTTCTTGAATAATGTAATTAACATAATTGGTTTGTTGTTCGGCAACAGGAATATCCTCTGGGCCATGTGGTACAAATTCAACAATCTTTTTAGTACCAAAGAAAGTACGCATGATAGATGGCAACATAAACAAAATGCTATCTCTAACATCAGTTGAAACAAATTCAGACTGCATACTAGATTGTGCTTGTGGTTGTTCACCAAGATAATACTCAGTTGATTCTGCTCTTTCAGCTCCGACTTGATGAATGAAATCTTTTGCATCATCCATTTCTGATTTGATAACACTGGTAAGGTGTTCCATATCAGTTTCTTCTTCAACTTCGACCTCTACTTCAGAAGATTCCATCTCTTCTTGTTCAAGCATATCTTCCATTTTGTCTTCGTAATCTTTTGCCATGTAAAACTATCCCACTCGAATGATTCGAGATTTTAAAGGTTTTTTGAAATTATAACCGAAAACACTCTCGCTTCCACTAAAACTTGCGGCAGAACTTGCCATGGTCAATGCAAGTGCATCTGCTTTGTCGGGAGATTTGATTCCTCTTTTCTTCATTTCTTCTTTTGACTCTATCTTTATTTTTCCAGTGGATGTATATTTATAGAGAGGCGCAGCCAATTCCGAGACAAGCTCATCATCAATAGGAAGTCGGCAATCACGCTGCGCCAACCATTCTTTTATCGCAAACCATAACTCAGCGCGTAAGTTCAAATAATTTTTTCTACTGCTTGGAGACTCAGATACATTAATCCCACGCACAGGTAAATCTTGCTCTCTTAGTCTGTCCACCACGCCCGCGCCAAGTCCAATCACATCCACTAATATTTCTTGTGGGCGTTCCATGATAGTTGCATCATCGTAGCGATTTTTAATCACACCACAAAGTTGCATTAAATCCATAGAAGCAAATGATTTTATTTCTAAAACTGTATTACCCTGGCGCACACACAGCGCAGAATTATCGCCACCGAAGCGGGCAACATCTAAACCCCACACTATGGGCGCGGAGGCGGTGAGGGCGACATCACGATCTACTGCTGCGCGTATAAGTTCCATAGATATCACAGTATCATCGTCAGCTTTTGGAAACTCGCCCATAACTTCTACGCGGGAGACTGTTGAATCCTCGCCATATTGTTCAATCATGGTTTGAAATAGCTTTTGGTCAGTGCCTTCGACTGTGCGTGAGTCTACTTGGAGTGATTGCCAAAAACTGCGTTTGCTGTGAAAAGAGTCATAAAACGGCCCAGTATTTCTGCGCGGGTTGGAGAAAGTAAACCAATAACGATCTTTGGTAGGCTCAGAGAAGAAACCTTCAGAAACCGAGTAGATGGGCGCGGGAATACCTGATGCTTCATCCATGATTAAACAAACTCCGTAGGAGCTGTGAATACCAGCGAAAGCATCCGGGTTTTCTTCTGACCATAACTGCGCTTGTGCATAATAATACCCAGTATCTATCTTTAGGTCGCGAATTAACGCTTCTTCAAACCAACCAGCAGGTTTAATGGTGGTGGCTGTTTTTGTAAACCAATGTGAATTTATTGAAAGAGTAAGCCATTTACCTAACTCAGCCCAAGTTCTACTTCTAAGCTGCTGTTCGGTGTTGGCGGTAACAATAATGGTTGCGCCAAGCCTTGTTGAAAGCATCCAAATGATTAACCAAGCTACTAATGCTGATTTACCAATACCACGACCAGATGCTACAGCTAGTCTGAACATCTCTGGTAACTCTATGCTGCTGTTTCTTTGTATATGCGTTGTAATATTTCGCAAAATTTTTTCTTGCCACTTACGAGGCCCATCAAAATGTTCGAGGGGGGTGTCCTTTTGTCCCCATGGGAAGGCAAATTTAACAAAGTTATATGGATCATCTTTGATGTTCATTGACCATAGTTCGGTCATTAATTGCTTTTCTTGTTTAGGGTCGTATTTCATAAAAAAAAATTAAAAAATTTTAGCGCAAGTGTTCTAAATTTTTAGCCCCCGCCGAAAAAGTGACCGGGGGGGTTGCAAAATCGGAGAGTAGATCTTGCCGAGCTGCCCGGTCGTGACATGGATACAGTAAGGGAGATGAGAGAGTTCCCACGCCTAGCTCGTATTTTTCGTTGGCAACGAGTCCTTTGTAAGGACTTGTTGTGAATCTAGCTGATCTTCTACGACTTTGCCATCAATCACCCTAGTTTTTGCAGAACTAAGTATTTCAGCTAGATTTAAGTTGTGATTTACCTCTTGCCTATCACTCCAGGACTTTGAATCTCTATTTTTTAAGTAAAAGATTTGGGCCGTCACATTACCTTCGTTGGCGGATTTGAACAAACTGTTTGAAACTCGCGCCAAACCTTTTGCCTCTCCCCTTTTTATAGCTTCCGATAATTCCAAACTTCTCTTTTTATTTTTATTGTAAGTGTCCCAAGAAATCCCCAAAGCACGGGAAATTTGATAAGGCCCAAGACCTTGAGCAGCAAGTTGTTCAACTCTATCTATATCAATAACAACAGGCTTTCTTCCGGGTTTTTTTCTAGGTTTATCCATTCTTTTTATTGTTAATTAACTCATTATAAGTTTTATTTGTATCTAAATGCACTGCTTCCTTACCAGTAAAGTCTTGCCAGCGTTTAATTATCGTATCGCAATACTTAGGATCTAACTCCATAATCATGCAATCTCTATTATTTTTTTCACAAGCGATAAGAGTAGAACCACTACCAGCAAAACAATCGTGAATTATGTCTCCGCTTTTGCTACTATTTAAAATAGCTTTCTCAATTAACTCTACAGGTTTTTGTGTAGGGTGAACATAAGAAGTAGATGCATCTCTGCCCATCTTCCAGACATCAGACTGACCTT